CCTGGCCTGCTGCTCCCGGTGCAGTTGCCGTGGCGGGTCGTCCAGGTAATTGCCTTATGATGGCGGCACCATTGCCAACGAGGGGTAAAGCACGTGGACCGTATCGAACAAATGACGCTGCTGGCGACCTACAACCAGTGGATGAACCGCAAGGTCTATGAAGCGGCTGCCAGGCTCACGGACGATGAGTTGCGCGTGGACCGCCAAGCGTTTTTCGGCTCGATCTTCGGCACGCTCAACCATCTCACGTTGGGCGACACCGTCTGGCTCAAACGCTTTGCCCTGCACCCCGCCAGCTACGCGGCGCTGGCGCCGTTGAACAGCATCGCCGCGCCGTCGGACCTCAAGCAACCGGCGTTCGCCGACTTGGATGAACTCGCCGCCCGGCGTCGTTGGCTGGACCAATTGATCATCGATTGGGTCCACACCCTGCGCGAACCCGACCTCGACCATCGCCTGCACTACCACAACATGCGCGGCGCGGCAGCCAGCAAGCCGTTCGGCGCCCTGCTGGTGCATTTTTTCAATCACCAGACCCACCATCGAGGCCAGGCCACCACGCTGCTGACCCAGGCCGGGCAGGATGTGGGCGATACGGACCTGCTCGCCTTGATTGACTGAACTCAGCGAGCGCTGAATTCGGCATAGGCCTGCAGCAACCGTGCAAAGTCCTCGGGTTGCGGCAACTGCTCGAAGCTTTCGACTGCCGGCGTGGTAGCCCAGGCCAGTTTTTCGCGGGTCCAGGTTTCCATAAAGGGCACGTACTCCGCGGCATTATCCAACAACGTCGCACGCACGTTGACGAACTCATCGATGCCATGGGGGCGGGTAAACAGCCAGCTCATGCAGTGCGGGCAGCAATAGTGACGATCGACCCCGTGCAGGCCGCCGACCACCGGGCAGCCCTGGGTCACCGTGAACGCGCTGGCTGGAATCAGTGCACTGAGGGAGAACGCACTGGCGGTCATCTTCTGGCAGCCGGTGCAGTGGCACGCCATGGTAATCACCGGCGCCTGGCTCACGCTGAAGCGCACCCGGTTACAACGGCAACTGCCTTCCAGGGGCAGGTTTTCGACGCTCATCACACACTCCTTTTCATGATCAGTGGCGTGGCAGGGTAGCGCCGAGGCGGGGGTGTTGAACAGGTCCGGGGGCAAAACCGAACGCCACTGCGCCCATGGGGTCCTAACTTCAGGTGCCGGGATTTTTCAGCCCCGCCCTCCCCGCGTGCATTGTGGGTTTACCGATGTGCGTACCCAATAAGAAGGAGACGCTTACATGGTCATTCACTTCAAGGTGGCCGGGCATTTGGCCTGCGGCCATCACGGCAATAGCCTGCCCTCCAGCACCGAGCTGAATCGGGTCAAGTGCCGCACCTGCCGCAACACCGACGCCTACAAGGAAGCACGCCGCAACCAGCGCAACGCCGCACGCCGTGCTTCGCGCCAGGCCAAGACCCACACCAGCAATGACTGGCGCAGTGCCTGGACGCAGCGCCTGACCGACCTGCCAGGGCGACAACGCCTGCCCCGGGGCTTCGGCGCACAGCCTTTCGTATAAGCCAGAAACGCAGAAGCCCCGGACAAACCGGGGCTTCGTTTTCAATCAATCATCATTGGACACCGGCCTGTTGCGTGCCTGGTAACCCGGCAACGTGGCGGCATACGCCAGTGCCTGTTCACGGGAATTGAAGGACGCCAGCCGATCCTGGGGCGTACACACCCGCCATGGCCCGAAATTGACCTGCACGATGTCGTACCCATTCAGATGCAGCTTCTTCAGCAGTGGAGCGCTCATAGTCACCTCGCTTTCCTGAGATTTCCCAGCGTTGCACGCCCTACCTTACACCCGCATCCAGGCTCATGACCGACCGCATGTCGCAGCGGCCAGGCTACTTGACCTTGCTGCTCAAGGTATCCAGGCTGCGCTTGAGATCATCCAGGCTGCGCTTCAAACCTTCGATATCGCTTTTCTGCCGTTCGATCGTGCTGTTCTGATCCTCGACCGTGCGCTTGAGGCTCGCCAACTGGCTGTCACTGGAACTGGCGCTCGAACCGTCCCTGCGCTTGAACTCATCGAACGCGCGGTCCTGCCCCTCCAGCTTGCCTTTCAGGCCTTGCACCTCACTCTCGGTACGTTTCTGCGCAGCCTGCAGCTGTTCAATATCCCCCACCGAAATGCTCGACGCCTTCAACACATACTGGTTGCCAGCCTCCAGCGAAGCCCCCGTCAACCGGTCACCGCCTGACGCGCTGAAATCCCCCCACTTCACCGCACTCCCAGCCTGGGCCGTACCAGCCAACAGTCCCACGACACCTGCAATAACCATCCAATAGCGCCTGCGAACACTGAGCATCAACTGATTCCTTTCCAGACTGCCGGGATGGCATATCGCTATGACTGTCATTTATGCCGCTTGTTCCCGTGTCGTAGGAATCCTCTGGTTCGCCTGTTAAAGCCGATGTAGATCACTGATCTGCCAAGCTTTTTCAGGCGCCCCCCATGCAAGAAAGCTGCATCCCGTCCTTGCATCGAAGCAACTGGATCTATATATTCCCAACCCTGTAATAACGCGCTACCGCCCGAATGGCGAAACTGGTAGACGCATGGGACTTAAAATCCCCCGCTCGTAAGGGCGTCCCGGTTCGATTCCGGGTTCGGGCACCATATATATCAAGGGCTTGCATGATGAACTTCATGCAGGCCCTTATCTTTTGTGTTCCGCAATTTAACGATCTGTTCCGCAATTCCCTTCCCTGGCGTTCTGCCGACGCAAATCAAATCCCCAGATTAAGCCCCCTGCTAAGCTGTTCACTTCAAGGAGGAACAGACATGCCGAATACAGACCTACTCCCGTCCCTACTCTCCAAACTCTACGAAAACCAGCTGGCCCTGGAAGCCTCCATCATGGAGTTGTCGAATTGGGTCGAGCAGCGCGGCTCCGCAGATGTAGCCGAGAATATCCGGGGCGCTCTGCACACCATTGACGAGAACGAAGAGTTCATAAAACTGACCCTGGCAGTGCTCATGGCGCCGGAGTAAATCCTATAGCTCATCGCCTCAAATCGCGTCACGTCAAAAGCTCAATTACTGCATGCACATACAGCATTCGTGGTTTGCCGCCATGAACCTTGATGAAGACACCTGCGGGTGGCTTGGATGCCCTACGCTCCCGGAAATGTACAAGTACACATGCCCCCTAAATATATTTAGGACTTCGCCGATAGATTCGATAAGTGCCCCGCGTCGGGGAAGCACGTTGCTACGGATCCACGTTATGAAAGACATCTATCTGCTTGTTGAACACGGGAGAGATCAGGGCGAGGTCTACATATTGGGTTGGTTTGACGACAAAGAAAGCGCTCGTGACATGGCGGAAGCAAAGGAATGGCAGGCCTACCGCGCCGCTTTAAGTGGGGACGCCTCATGGTCCATGCAAGCACCAATACCACCCGACCAGACTAAATATCGCCGGTTTTGGGTTCATGAGATTTCCAAATTTAATACTGCTCAGGCGCCTCTGGCATCGGCGGTTCACTAGCCTGACCTCCTCTCAACCTGCTGCCTGATACAACGCGCACATATGCCTGACAAGCACGCAGCGCGATCAATCCTCGGTCTCCATCGCTGGTGATGGCGAGAATTCGTTGAGCATGCGCTGGGTCAAGTTGGGCTCGAGGGGCTGCATGAACCACGCCGACGGCGCCGGGGGCGGAAGGCACGTTGCAGCCACTGGCTGAATCCTCGAGGAGGACTGACAGCCGGACATCAGCAGTAGCAAGCTGATCACGCAGGCGAGCCTGGTTGCGCTGGGCATCGGATAATTCCTTGGTGTGTTGTTGGTCGGAGGTGGCCAGGGCCTGCTCGGTGGCCAGCCGCTTGTCCTGTTCTCGCCGCGCCTGGGCGGCGGCGGCATTGCTGATGGCGCTCAGGTCCGTTTGGAACTGGGCCGCCTGCTCGGCGAGCTTCTTGCCCATCCGCCAGTCCTGAACCTGCCAAGTGACGCCCGCGGCGCCGGCCATCAGCACCACGATCAACACCACCAGTCCGGCCAGCTTCTGCACCGGCGTCACGCCAGCACCTTCAGCGCCCTGTCATACAGCCCCTGCCGATCGGCTTGGCCGGTGAGCCCGCCATTGATACGGCGAGTGATCTTCGCGAAGTCCTTCTGATCAGCCAGGGTGTTCAGCCCACGTGTCGACCAGAACCAGGCCGCCGACATCGCGGCGTACTGCGGCTGCTCCAGCAGTTCAGGCTTATTGATCAGATCCAAGCCAAGGGCCTCACCGCACGAGGCATTGTTCGCCCTGCCGGTGATCTGGATCAGTCCACGCCCACGGTACTTATAGCCGTCACCCTTGACCGTGTTGCCAAGATCGGCGCGGCCTTCGTAGCCCGCCTGTTGCGCAGTGGGCCCCCAGATCTCCCGAACGTACCGCAGCTGGCCCGACTCATGCCCGACCTGAGCGATGAATGCGGCGACGCGAGGCGTACCGACGATGCCGTAACGGTTCATGGCTGCGTTCAGCGCTGGAACAAAAACGCCGGCTTGGCGGCCGGCGTTCGGGAGGATCTGCAGCAACTGCTGCTCAGTGATCGGCATGACTTTCTCCAGGCAAAAAAATACCCGCTCACGGCGGGTGTCGGTGTTCGGCTGCAGATCAGATGGGCGCGACTGGGCGCTTGCTGCTGTCGGGGAAGTCAGGGTTTGTATCGGTCCATTTGCGCAAGGCGAGCCAAAATTTCTTCCACTCCTGCGCAGTACCCGGTATTCCTTCTTCGCCGAATTCAATAGCGGTGACGTTATTAAGGGCAATGGGCATTTGCTCTGTTCGCCACTTATTTTCAGAGTCTGCAACCTGTTGCGGGTCTGGAGGTGGATTTAAATGAAGTTCAATATCCGCTTCCGACATCCCAACCATTGTTTTGGTTATTGAATCATCTTGAGAGCCGTCTTCGTTGAACGCCCACACCGAGCCATCTTCGTCTCTGAAATACTTCATTGCCATGCGAGTAATTCCACTTGGGTGGTGTAACTGTTTGAGGCGATACCTAACGCTAGACCGGCAGTCGACCCTATGATTAATCCGCCATTAAGCACGCTGACTGTGAATGATGACGCGGTAATATTGGCTATTTGAAAGCCATAGTTTGCGGCGCCGCTGCCCCCGTATGAGGCGCCGTGCGATGGCACTTTAAATACGGTGCCAATCGGCCACCCTCCGGCCGCCGCTGTGAGAGTTACTTGAACTGACGCGATAAGTGGAAGGACTCCCAACGAGTGAGAAAAGTTAGTTGGCGTGCTAGATATAGCGATGCTCGCAGACTGCCAGCGCTTTACTTTTATTGCATCCAGCGCCGACTGCAAATCAGTCTGCGCCGACAGCGTTCCGCTAATTGCCCCCCAAGCACTAGAAGGTGGGGCCTTATATGTTCCGTCCCCCGCCAAAAACTTTGCCTGGTCACCGGCGGCGGGGGCTGGAACAAGGCCTTTCACGCCAGCGACAGATGCTGTTGCGCCAACCATATTCGGAACGCCCGTTGCCGAACCGGTGCCCCCTTGACTGATGTCGAGAACCGTCTTGCCTGTAGGATAAACGACGATGTAGTCATCCGGCAGGACAACCCCACTGCTCATCCTGCGATAAGCAATGTTGGTAGAGGTCCGGTCGAAGATCAGCATTTGCCAGTGCTTTGAACTGGCAAAGTTCCCCCACTGCGAAACAATGCCCGTGGATCCCGCATCAAATCGAACAGTGGTACTGCCCAGCCTGAAAGGAATGTTTGCCGTGCCGGCGGCGTCACTAATGTCAAACTTCTGGCTGATAGATACAGCGTTTATATCTGCCACAGTCTGCTTTGACACTGCCCAGCCGCCCAGATTGACTTGGCCTTGAGCTTTACCAAACGCTGTCAGGATCGTATCCGCAGCAACAATCGGCGCGGTATTGGCGGCACTGAACCCAGTAAGCGGTGTGGACAGCGGGATCGATGCTGAAGCCGCCGCCTGATCCGCATACGTCTTAGCATTTGTCTCGGATGTCTTCGCGGCGTTCTGGCTTGCCAGTGCGGCAGCGGCACGGCTGGTGGCATTGGCTGAAGATGCAGAGGCCTCTGACGCTTTGGTTGTCGCCGTGCCAGCTGAAGCAGTAGCGGAATCCGCCGACGCTTTGGCCTGATTGACCTGGGCTGACATATCAGTGGCTGTGCCGGCGATTGTCTTGGTGGCGGCGTTCAGCTGGTCAGCCGACTCCTTGACGTATCCCTGCATCGGAGCGAGCGAGTAACCGCCAGCGGCCAGGGTCGGGCCCTGGTAATCTGGAGAAATCGACAGCGCAGTGTCACTGGCGGCGTTGGTGACCTCATACCATCTTCCATCAGGCCCACGAAAAGCATCACCCACCCGGGCATTTTTGATGAAGGATGTTCCAGTTCCGATAACAGCATTACTTCCAGCTGTTACAGAAACTGTTCCTGTTTTATACCAGGCCATTTAATTCCCCTATGAAATAGGCTTCGCGAAAACTACGGGCGTATACAAAGTGTTTTGGATGTCTACGCCAATAACCTGCATCACCAGCCTATCGTTTGCGTAATCCCAAACCGCGTACATATTCCCCTGTCGGGTTGTTCCGCCGGCAACATCCATTGCAATATTATTCAAAAGCATGTAATCCCCGGTATTTAGCGGCGAATATGCTGTCCAACTTAATCTGTAAACACCCTGCCCCGTCTGCTCAGCCCCCAGATAGCTCCAGCCGGTAATGGTCCTGGTAAACTGCGCGGCGGGAGTGCCACTATCAAATAGCAGCTTTGATGATCCATCCCAAACCCGAAATCCATAACTCGCTGTTGGATTAGACTTGAATGCCGCCGCGAACCAACTACCAGACGTTCCTGAACCAGCAATACCGCTAAAGGAAAAACCTGTCCAGTTACCGGAGCTGCCCGTGATCACGCAAAAGCACAACGTGTTCGACTGATTAAGCCTGACGAACACAAGCGGAGGCTCTTCAGAGGTTATGGTGCTTGCAAATGGCACAAACACGCCAGAGCCGTTACCGTTCCATACTCCCCGATCTAGAACCACCAGCCTTGAGAACTCCGAATCAATAATTACAACATCATTATTATTAGAGAACTGAACCCCGTAGGACATTACCTGTACCTCATAACTAACAGTCTTTGAGGGCTAAGTCCGATCGGCCCGGAAGAAGTCGCAGGATTCCCAAAGAAAACGGTTACACCACCAACAGAAACTATTGGAGTGTATTGAATTGCATAGTTGCTTTGAGCGGACGTGTCATAAGCCGCGATTGGTATGCAGACGGCTGAATGTGTAGCGGGATCAACTCCGGGAATCGATATAAATCTGGAACGCCCAGGAGCCGGGACACCTGCTTGAACTATTGCCGAGTAAATAATCCTAACAGTGAATGAGTTCTCATCCAGCTCAAGGAGGCCGGTCGGCCCCCACACCCTTACCCCGTAGCTCATGCGGAAAGTTCTCCCCACTGGTAGCGCTTGGTTCCGTTCTCGTCGAAGACCTTGCCGCCGAAGTTATTGATAACCTGCCGCGCCTGGCCGCCGAAAGCACTGTTGATTTCAAAGGTCCCGTCGAAGAACAGCTTCCAGCCGGAAACGCCCGCCACGTAGTTGTTGGACGCAATGTAGTTGCCGATCTTGGCGTTGGTGATCGCGCCGTCCTGGATGAACGCCGAGCGCATGAAGACCTGGCCGTTCTGCACCGTGAACGGCGTGAACACCTGCCCCCCCGCTAACGTGGTGACGATAGAGAAACGATCAGCACTCACCAGGAACTGGCTTTGCAACTGACCATCTACGTTCTCGATACCAAGCCCGATGCCCGCTGCCACGTACTGCCCGTTCGCATTCAGCTGCATCTTCACCGACCACATGGTGGAGAGCTTGCCATCGGTGTCGACCTGGGCGCGGCTTACCGTCTGGATGTCAGCCGAGTTGCCGTCGATCTTGACGCCGATTTGCTGGATGGCTTGGGCCGTCGCTTGCCGGTCCGTGGCCACCACGCTTTCCAGTTCCGTCACGGTGCCGGCGACGTCGCCCACAGATGCAGTGAGTTCCGCCTGCCGCTGCACCATGGCCGAGTTCTGCGAGGCGCGCGTCTTCACCTCCTCCGCGAAACTCGCTGCGGCGTTGTAGCCCTGGAGTGCACCCGCCAGGTCACCCTCGCCAGTGTCATCCCGATAGGCCGATTGCAAGGATTGAAGGCTCGACGCCTGGGCCGTGACCACACCATCCAACTCGGTGATGCTGGTGGTGTTGATCTCCACCTGGCGCGCGAGCCCATTGGCTGTGACAAGCACCTGACCGACGTCCACCCAGTAGGCAGCGTTCGGCGGCGCGGTGTTTACCGGTACCGGGCCGGTAGCCTGGTAGATCCTCTTGCCCACCACCACCAGGTCGCCCTCGATGTAGGTTTGCTCAGGGTCGTAGGCCGACAGCCCGTCGAACGCGTCAATCTGAGCCTGCAGCCCTGGAATCTTGTCGATCTCGTCGATGATCTCCTGGCCAAGCTCTGAGCGTCCGACCTGGCCGGCGATCAACTCCAGCACCGGCGCCCCATCAGCGCTGGCCTGCCCCATCACGCCGTTGCCGACCGGATAGAACGGGCCGACATTGCCGGTGCGGTCCACCAGGCGCGCCCAGAAGAAGAACTGCGCGCCAGCCTGGAGCGCCTGCATGCTGTAATTCGCCTGAGGGTGCGCCAGGTCGGCCAGCTTGGTCGCCGCCGATAAGTCATTGGCCTGGCCATACCACAGCTCGGTGCGCTGGGTGTCCTCGGCGCCAGCAGGGAAGCCCCACTTGATGCCGATGCCGAACAGCTCACTGGTGGTGGTCAGGAACGATACCGCCGGCGGAAGGCCGACCTTCCCTTCCAGGTTGGTCAGGTTGGAGCTCTTCCAGATCGACGAGATTTCGAAGGCGCTCACCGACCGAACCCGGGCCAGGTAGGCGCCCGAGTAAATGCCGGTGACATCCACGCTTGTCGCGCCCGTGCGCTGCAGCTTGATCCAGTTGCCGCTGTCTTTGCGCCACTCCACGTCATACGCGACCGCGCCAGCCACCGCGGGCCACGAGATATTCATGGTGCTGATGGCGATGCCCTGATTCACGGCGTAGCTTGATGTCAGGGTGACGCTGGCCGGCGCCGGAACAACGGTAATCGGCACAACACTGATTGGCCGCTCTTCCAGCCGGGCGCCGGTGTCGATGTGATCGAACTTGCTCTGGTCGTACTGCACCGCCGAGATTTCAAACACGCCAGGCTCCGGCCGCGCCACGCTGACCACGCGATAAAGCGGAATGGCCAGGTCGTCGGCATCCAGCGCCCAGACCAACTCGCGCTCAGGCGCAACGGAGTAGGCAACGGTCACAGTGATCTGCCGGCCACTTACCAACTGCACGGTGCGGCCCTCGCACTTGCCATCTGGCAGGTTGAGGATCAGCCGGTCACCGGGCTTGGCCTGGGTGTCGCGGTCCAGGGTGATGACCTTGCCGTTCACCGCCGAGATGCGCCCGCCCACGGGCCGACCGGCCAGCAGTTCGTCGGCGATCGGGATTACGTAGCCAGGCAGCGGAATGCGTCCATCGAGGCCGACCTTAAAGGTAACGGCCCGGTCTTTGGAGTTGGTTAGCAGCGCCCACTTGCCGCGGCGCTGGGCCTCCGACTCGCGGGTGCACCCAATAGCGCTGATCTCCAGCGGATTGTCGCCGTAGCGCCGCTGCAGCTTGGCATCGGTCACAGCTGTTACGTCGGTGTCGAAGTTGTTCAGCGGGTTGTCGTAGCTGATCAGCGCCCGGGTGTAGCGGGTGCGCTCCGATGCGCTGGAGTAGGTGAACTTGCCGTCGATGACGTTCGCCCGGGTGTACGCGAAGTCGAAGTCAGTGGCGCGCGGCATATCCGCGAGGGTGAACACCTGTCCCTGGGCCCAGTAAGTCATGCCCCTGTAGATGGTGGAGATGTCACGCAGCAGAGACCAGGCATCAGCCTTGCTCTGCAGATTCAGGTTGCAGATGAAGCGCGGCTCCTGACCGCCCTTCCCGTCCGGCACCAACTGGTCACAGTACTGCGAGATGCGATACAGCTCCCACTTGTCCACCATCCAAGGCTTGATGCGCCGGCCCAGGCCGAAGCGGTCGTTCGTTGTGATGCCGAGCGTCGCCCAGGTCGGATTGTTGGTGTAGGCCTCCTTGAAGGTGCCGTCCCACACACCGCTGTATGTCCGCGATGCAGGGTCATAGTTGCTCGGTACCGACCACTTTCGGGCCTTGCAGCCCACGGTCACGGCCGGGATGCTG